GTGCTCTTGCCCATCTTCACATCATATAGTGAAAGAGGCGCTTTCTCCATTCCTTTATTTACTCTTTTGGTAAGAGAATAAAGTATTAGGGATCCCGCGCTTTCCTGAGTAGGAATTCAATGTTTAAGCTAAGCTTCACCTATGTTACCAAGCATAGGGTCCATCGAATTTACCCTTTTCTATACTAGAGAAGAGTCAAGTTCAGGACAGAAGAAAGTGCACAACTTAATTCCGCCTAAATATGAAAAGAAGAGTCTGGACTATAAGTCTAGTCAAGCTGTTGCTCACGAGTTACTCGTAGTTCGCATAACCTGCAAAAGCAGCAGGCGCGTCCCACCAACGTACTCCAGGCATCCCAGCTTTAGCTGCAAGCAGTACTAACCAATTTTCACATGGTATAGTACGTCTAGGAGCTTCGTTAAATTTAAAGCTCATGGCATAAGCCGTAGAGTCTTTATAAATCTTAACTGCTTCTAAGATAGGCATACCATATTTGGCTGCTTTGTATAGCCGATCTTCAAGTTCGTCTAAACGATCTTGTGGGTCAGTATCTCTTAACAAGATATCTTCCGCTATACTACGACGTTGCGCTAACATAACATTATTATTAGGGACTTTTGACAAGTCCAATAATGTAAAGGCAAATTCGTCTATCTTTGCATCATATGTTGATACCACTTGTTTAGTGATAGCTAAAGCCTTCAAATAGGCAGTTTCACTCATATAAGGGATCAGCTCCTCTTTCGCCAACTCTAATCTCGTATCAAATTCTGATAACGTAGATTCGAGAATGGTGTAAGATTCACCTTTCAGCATTTCGACCACGCTTTGCATAGTCTGATGCAGTGGTATAGAAGCCTTTTTGGGCTCTATAACATCCTCCTCATTATGAGGATCTATCAGCACACTAATTGCATATTCTAGCGATTTGTTATCCTCTTTGGTTAACGATCCTAAAATAGCTAAAAGCGCGTGATGTGCGCCAGCCTTAAGAGGTTTGGCCATATCATGACTTCCACGGGCTAACACGGCTGCAATTGCAGTTCGTGATAGCTGGAATCGTCTAAGAGCTAATCGCAAGATTAGTCCAACTTTTCCGGGTAATGAGTCTCCTTTAAGGAACTCATTCCATGATAACCCTGAGACATCTTCACCGCTTAATGAAGTTCGCTTAGCAAACTCAAAAGCAGGAATAGTCGGGGCAGGTATAGATTTGGCAGGGTTTGCACCCACACCACAGAGATCTAGTATTTTACAATACTCGAGATAGACATCTTTATCAAAGATAACGATATCATCTCCAAGGATCTCATATAAATCATACCACAGCTCCTGTTTTCCTTTGCATCTATGAACTGCAAATTGCAGTATCATATGGTGTGTTAAGGCTAACATAGCCCAGGAACTTAAGGCCCCCATTGGTTGCCCAACGGAGTATTTGTAAGTACCAGCTTTAATCAAATCAGGGTATTGATCCGTGATTTTAGAACTGTTTAACACATAATCTCTTTCCACTAACAGATTTCGCCAAGCATCACTTAATGCTTTAGAAAATAGCGTCGTTAATACACTTTGTTGTAAAACAATAGGTAAACGATCCGTGGCTGCGCTAAGGTCAACTGACCATGCGTGTCCACGTCGCAACGCTTTCTCCATAGATCGCGAAGCCGAAGCATCTTGATCCAAGGTTCCATCGTTAGGTAGAGCCCCCAATATTTTAAATAAATAAATATGTAAGGGTTTTAAGAATGACTGTGTCCAAACATCGACTATAGCGAAAACTCTAAGTTTTCCGGCAGCTTCCTCTTTAAGAGAAAGTTGACCACCTTTTAGATTTACATCTGAAGGGCTAGCAAATGTCCACGTTCTTTGATCCGGTAGGAATGTTCTTCGAACTTCTCCTCCATTGTCTTCAGCGCAAAATGCCATATTCCCTTTTACTGGAATACGGGCCCCTTTTGTAAGTGCGTTAAATAAGTATTCGGTATAATTATCGAGTTTCTTAAATAACACAAAAGATTTTGATGCTATAGCATATTGTTTAAATAAGTTATAGGTATCAGCATCTTGGACTATCCAACACAAATCGGATAGTACGGAAGACATGGCAACCCCAGCATTTGTGCTGGCAGATCTTGACTTAACAATGTAAGAGGCAGATATTCGATTACTAACGGGTAAATATTCCCGTAGTAATCGTTTCATATCTTTCGATATGAAGTTATCAAATTCATCAAGTATACCTTGCTGCCCTGTATAAGGGTCAGTAATGGTATTTAACTTAGGTGAAAGTGGTCCTTCTATAATTCGATAAAGATTGAACAATGTCAACCAGAATCTTATAACACTAGCATTACCATTACGTATAGATCTTCGATCTTGCGACTGGATAATGAAAGGGATTCCATTATGGAGTCTCGGTAGTGGCATAGAAGGTTCTGCGTCTCTTAACGATTTGTAAGGAGATCCTGCAATGAAACGTTGTAATGCGACTGATGAAGCCTTCAACCACTTAATAGTGAATGAAGTTCCATGACATTTATTCATTTTTAGAATAAATTGTCCAAAGTTATGTATAGTTTTAACTCGTGAGGCAACTTTTATTCGATTAAATAATATCGAGGATATTTTCCAAGAATATTTTAAAAGAATAGATAAGAACCCTTTCGGATCCTTAAGCGAAAACATAGACTTAGGTGTATCAACAGTTAATCTTTTGAGGGATTTAGGATTTATATTAAATATAAATTTCTTCATCTTTCATTATGTTAATTGTTGGCTAAGACTACTGCGCTGTTCTCTTTCGAGGACGCCAGTTATCAAGGTGCCACCTCTGTAATTAGTTTGTTATAAGATAACTCACTAAGCATTACGGATAATCTCAGGTCATTATCGGAACCAGAAAAGGGTTTTTACTTCTTCTTTCTAAAGAAGGAGAGAACCAATCTTACGACT